CTGCAACCTTTTCGCAGTACGCCAAGAACGCCTCTTTCTGGCGCTCCGAAGCCTGCTCATCATACGTCTCCGCATCAGGCTTGGCATACGCCAGATGCTTCATCCACATGAGAAGATGTATGTGGTGCTGCTCATCTATCTCAAGCGTATCTTCCTGCGCGTCTATCCTCGGGTAGGGAAGACGGAACACATTCATCTTGCATACTTCTGTCGTGGCCCCGACAGCTGGCACTTTCAGCCACCTGATCTTGTTCTTCTCTACCCCCAAGATCATCGCTGTCACATCGCCGTAGTCTTCGTCATCCAGATAAAGCGGAGAACGAAGGCCGTAATCATCCGTTACCGACAGAGCCAAGTCTGCCTCGTTCAGGATCTTCAACGGGCGCTTGGAAGTGAGCAGCTTAGCCGATCGTATGCGGAGGATGTAAGGGCTGTGGGCCACGAGCGGGGTATCCGCTGTTACGTCCACTTCCGTGATATCTTCCGTCGATGCATCCGCTATGCCACCGATCTCGCGCACGAACATGTCCTGCGCGTCGATCAGATACTGCAGGACCTCTTCGTCGTCCCACAGATAAGGCGATGCCGTATCGTCTACCTGCTTTCGGAACAACGCTATGAGGTCCTGCACTCTCACTTATTACTCCTTCTTCTCTTTCTCTGCAAGGAGCTTCTCACGGTGCTTTTCCCACACCGCTCGAATATCCTTCGAGTCTACCCGCCAGCCCAGCAGCTGCGATATGGCATCGGATTTCGGGACACCGCCACCTGTAAACATGGCGCTGTCGTTCGCTTCCACCACAGCTTCGATTGCCGTCAGGATCGCTGCGTTGCGCTCGTCGCCGTCGTCGGGCGGGAGCACTACTTTCGGCTTGTCTTTCACTACGACCTGTTCCGCCGGATCAACCGGTTGCCCATCTTCCGATGTCGGGAGAATTCCTTTTTCCAGCACTTCCTCGTGCATGATAGCCGGAACATTCTGCGGGACACCTTTTTCGAAGCGAATCGACTGACCACACTTCGCACTACGGACAACAATATCTCGGTTCGATACGAACATCTGCACGTTCTACCTCCAGTAGTGATGAAAGAAACCGGGCCCCGAAGGGCCCGGGTAAGACGTTATGTCGTCTTGACGTTCTCGGTCGCTCGGCCGGACACGACGTAGTTCACCACGACAATTGCTCGTCCTGCTGTCGCGGCGCTCACCGTGTTGCTCAGTGTAAGGCGGATGTTCTGATTACCCGCATACACTTTGCCATCGCCCAGCATGTCGAAGCCAGTCGCCGGGGCGTCCGGATCCTGCAGGTTGATGGCACCCGTTTCGGTGTAACGATCTGTGTCGTCCGAGTCACCGATATCGATGGTGTTGGCCGTCGAGTTGAACGCCGTAACGACGATCACACGCCCGCCAATCACGACAGCATTGGGCGGCAGAGTGATGATGTCGAACACAGTGTTCGAACCCGAGGTCAGCTCACCCAGAGCAACGGAGTCGCCCGAAGTGTTGACCATCGTGTCATTGTAGCTGAAATCAAACACCGCAGACAGGACTGTCTGAGCGTTCGGCAGTTTAGTAAGCGTAGCCATATGAGTATCTCCTTTTCTAGGCTATTACTGCGCAACGTATACGCTGATCACGCCAAAGTCCTGCGTGGTCTGCGGATAAGCGCCATACTGGGTGTAGAACTTGGGCTTAAGGAAGCCGAAGATCTTACCAGTCGAAATGGCTTGCTGGTTGCCGTAGTCGTCATCTTCCTCGACCCATGTCGGCATACCGATGTCAGCCATACCCAGCGCTTGGCGGCCACAGAACAGAATCTGGCAGCCATCAATCGCGTTGCCCGAACCCCACTTCGTAGCAGTGCCGGAAGTGTTGTAAACGTGGCGGTACTCATGCAGATACAGACCGTCCAGCTTGACTGTGCTGCCCGAGAAGAACGGGTTACCATCACCGCGCTTCTGAGCGTGCAGCATCGCTTGGATGTAGTCCGGATCCAGCTTGAGCTTGGCCATCGCCAGAGGGCTAAGGAAGACATGATATGTTTCCTCGCCGTCTTCCATGATGCCCGCAACATACGAGTTCTTCGCCAGCGCTTTCAGCTGGACAAGCATGTTGTATGTCGGAGTATCCGCCGCTGTGACGTCCGAAGTCGCGCCGTTCACTGTCAGCGACTTGTTGGTGCCGTTCCAGCGATACACACGGCCGTTGGTCGGCGCAGCAACGTCGGCCGCGAACGCAAGGTTCACAAGATCGGAACCTGTACGTGTGCCACCCGCGTTCTTGTTGCTATACGCAACGCCCGACAGAGTCAGGAACGCCAGCTGGTCCACGCGATCCGCCAGCCAGTAGGCCAGCACGTTTTTCGAAGTCTCGCGGAACTTGACGATCGATTTCTGATCCGCCATGCGACCTTCGGTCTTGTTCGCATTACGCAGCTGATCGATCTGAATGACCTTGTCG